ACGGAACCAATAACACCGAAGTAATCTAATGAAACAAGAAAGGCGCACATTCACGGGCACCGTTATAGCCAGAGCCGAAGGCGAAGGAATGCCAAAAGTAATAGGCGGCATAGCTGCCGTTATTAACTCAGTTACCGACCTCGGATATTTTGAAGAGGTAATTGAGCAAGGGGCATTCGATAACGCATTAAGCAAAGAATACGACATCCGCTGTTTATTCAACCATGAAGCCGACCTAATTTTAGGTCGTACTACTGCAGGAACTTGCAGCGTGTTTGTTAATGGCGATGGTAATTTAGAATATACTTGGGTACCCGATTACGACAACCCTACACACATGAGCGTTGTGCGCAGCATTATGCGGGGCGACATTACGCAAAGCTCGTTTGCTTTTACTATCAAAGAACAAAGCTGGAGCGAGTCCGAAAAATATGGATCAATGGGTAAGCGCAGCATTAGAACTATCGAAGATCTCTACGATGTTAGCCCAGTAACCTATCCCGCCTACCAAGATACCGAGGCCGACGCTCGCAGCGTTGTGGCCTTGCGTGATCAGGAGCGTGAAATTGAAGAAGCCAAAAGAAGCCAAGCGGCTGCCGATGTTTTGAAATTGGCGCTGCTTAGATACGAAAACCTTTAAAACAAAATTAAAACCATGAATAAAATCAAAGCCCTAAAAGAAGAGCGTGGACGTTTGCTCGGCGAATTGTCTACCTTGCAAACAACCATCGAGCGCGAGGCGCGTTCTATGGCTGACACTGAAACCAACCGTTTGAGCGAAATCGAAGCCCGTTTGGGTGCGATCAAAGCTGAGGTTGAAACCTTGGAAAAGTTGCAAAACCTTGCAGCCCAAGCCGCTGGCCACACTGCTAGCCGTTCAGAAGAAAAAGAAAAGTCAGAAATGGCTAAAGAGTACAGCTTTAAGCGTGCTATTGACATGGCTATTTCTGGCCGTCGTGAAGGTGTTGAGGGTGAGTTTTCAGCCTTGGCTTCTAGCGAGTACCAGCGTAGCGGTGTAAGCGTTAGCGCTCACTCTATGAAAATCCCTTCTGAAGTTTTTAAACGTGACATGTCTGTAACTGGTGGTTCTGCTGGTTCTGAGGGTGGTGTAAACGTTCAAACTTCTGTAGGTTCTATTATCGACGTGTTGTTGCCTAAGACTGTATTGCGCGGTTTGGGTGTTCAGCAGTTGAGCGGATTGGTTGGCAACTTGGATATGCCTACTGCTAGCACTGTACCTTCTGCAGGTTGGAATACTGAAAATGGATCTGCTACTGAAAAGAGCCCTGCGTTTTCTAAAATCACTTTCAGCCCTAAGCGTTTGGCTGCTTACATTCAGGTATCTAACCAGTTGATGTTGCAATCTAGCAACTCAATCGACGCCTACGTGCGTAACTGGTTGTTGAATGCCATGGCTCAATCTTTGGAAACTGCTGCCATTAAAGGTGGTGGATCTAACGAGCCTACCGGTATTATTGCCAACGCAAACGTTAACGTAACTTTCGCAGGTGGTGCAACTTCTAACGCTACCAACGCTAACGGTATCGCTCCAGTTTGGGCCGATGTTGTTAACTTGATGAAAGCCGTAGAAAACGCCAACGGTGACGGTGTTGCTTACTTGACTAACCCAAAGGTAAAAGCTGCTTTGCAGACTATTCCACGTCAAACTTCAGGTGTTGAAGGTAACTTCATCTGGCCTGCAGGTGGTATGGATTTGAACGGCTACCCAGTTGCTACTTCAACTTTGGTACCTTCTAACTTGTCTAAAGGTTCTAGCTCTACATTGTCTGCCATGATCTTCGGAGATTTCTCTAAAATGGCTATCGCTTCTTGGGGTGGTATGGAGTTGACAGTAGACCCTTATAGCGGCGCAACTGCTGGCTTGACTAACGTTGTATTAAATGCTTACTTAGATTGCAACTTGTTGCAGCCTGCTGCCTTTGCAGTTTGTAAGGACATCGTAGCCTAATATCCTGCCCGCTCGGGGGCGTAAAAGTTCCGAGTGCTAGGGGTGGTCTTGACTGCACTGCCCCTGGGCCAATATGAAAGTGAGATTTACAGCAAACCCTACAGGCCAATTTAATTTGTCTTACAATGTAGGCGAAGAAGTAATTTTGGAAACCAAGCAGGCCATGCTTTTAATTGAGGCGGGCGTTGCTATTGAAATTCCAGCGCTTACTTCACCTAGCAAGCCAAGCAAAAAGGCAAAACCAGTGAACCCTGAAACCGAATTAGACGCAGAATAATGTTTATTAGCCGCCGTTATACCGCCTTTGCAAATGTTGCAACCGACTACCTAAGTTTAGCGGATGCTAAGAGCCATTTGCGTGTTACATCGTCATCGGATGACACCTATATTTCGGGGCTGATCTCTATGGCAATAGAAGCCTGCAGCAATTACCTCGGCTATTCTATACGCAAAGGAACTGCTAAGTATGGTTTTGACGCGTATACGGGCTCTCCTGCGATGGTAAACCCAATCAATGGCACAAACATACCTAGCGGTAATTATCTGCGCTTAAACACGCGTTGTTTATCTGTGGTTTCTGTGAGTTATGTAAACGATTCACAAGCCGTTACTGCATTCGATGCAGCCTCGTGGTTGGTTTCACCTGATCCAATGGGCAGCTATAGCCGCAATATCTTCTTTGAAGATGCGCCAAGCTCTATTACGGACGATACAATTAAGTACATTGTTGAGATCACAGAGGGGTTTAACCCAGTGGGCACAGCATCAGTTGACCCCGATACAATTTTCCCTGCAACTATTAAGCATGCGGCTCTTTTGTTAGTGGCTCAATACTACGATAATAGACAGGCCATTGTAACAGGAACCATTCAAACAGAAATGAGTTTAGGTTTCCACTACCTTTTGGACCCGTACAAAATCCAAATCATGATCTAATGAATGCAGGGTTAATGGATGTGCTGGTGAGCTTGCAAAGCTACACCGAAACAACAGACGCAAACACCGGGGAGAAACTGCAAACGTGGACCGAATACGCAACCGCCTGGGCGCAGCGTGTAGAAGCCGAAAGCGGTAACGAAAACGTGAACGCCGACCGCAGAGAGCATAAGCAAATAGTAAATTATACTATTCGCTACAATGGTAGCGTAAGCGTTAAGCATAGAGTAGTAGAGGACGGCATAGCCCACAACATTGTTAACATTGCCAACCTACAGCGCAATTTATATTTGAAACTACAAACTGAGGTAACACTGTAATGGCTGAAACTAATATAACTGGAATGGCTGAGGTAATTAATTCCTTGCAGGCTATGGGTAAAAATATAAAAACCCCTAAGCTGCAGAAAGTTATTCGCCAAAGCAGCCAGCGCATTATTAACACAGCCCGCACTTTGGCACCCGTTAACACGGGCGACCTTCGCGATTCTATTGGATTCATTACAAGCAAGGACAGCACTAACTTAGACAAAGCGCTCATTGGTTTGCGTCGTGAATACCACCACGCATATCTTGGGGTAATGTTTGAATTTGGTACCGCTGAACGATTCCAAACAAATGGCCGTCATACCGGGGTAATTAGTAAATCGGCTCATCCATTCATGCGCCCGGCATTAGATCAAAACGCAAACGCAGTAACTGAAGAAATTTTAAAAGGCGTGGATGGAATCCTAGCCGACCTAGCAAAGAAAAATAACTTAATATACAAATAACCATGGCAATCTCAGGACCAGTAAACGGCACGCTGATAAGCATCTATAAGGATGTCAGCGGCACATTGACTAAAATCGCTAACGCGACTTCTCACAGCATCGACATTTCAAAAGACATGATCGATGTAACTAACAAAGACAGCGCAGGCGCTAAAGAGTTTATCGCTGGCGAGTATGGCTACACGTTGAACGTCGAAGGTATCTTTGAAGAAGATGCAAGCGTAAGCGCTAGCGGACTTTCTTACAAAGACCTTTTGACTGACTTGTTGGCTGGCACTTCTGTAACTGTTGTAATGACAACCAACAGCAGCGGCGACCAAAAATTAACTGGCGCTGCTTTCTTTAGCAGCTTGTCATTGAGCGCACCCAATAACGACAAAGCAACTTTCACCGGCACATTGCAGGGCACTGGCGCTTTGACTGTTGGCACAGTTTAATAATTGTTTTACTATATTTGTGCCATGAGCACAGAAATTAAAATAGGGGGTGTTCAGCATCCCCTTTTGTTTAACATGAATTCGCTGCGCAATGTGATGCAGCTTGCAGGCATGGAATCCTTTGCAGATCTAAACATGCAAAAGGACCTGGCTAAATCTATGGACTTTGCGCTAGCCTGCGCATTTTACGGAATCGTTGAGGGCTACGAAGCCCAGGGCGAAAAGACACCATTCGCATCTGTTCAAAAACTAGGCGCAGCAATTACAAAGTTTAGCGAACTATCGCCAGCACTTGACGCTTTTACACAAGCCGTTACAGACTTTTTTGCAACCGACGAACCCGAGGGAAAGTAAAAGCCAAGGGCGACAGCGCACCGTTAACTTGGCGTAAAGTTGAGCGCATCAGTTATGGGGAGTTAGGTTTGACCGAGGCGCAATTTTGGAAATGCACCCCGCGTTATTGGCGCTTAAAACTTGAGGGAATGCGTGAGGCGCAGACGCAAGCCTATCGCAATCAGTGGGAAATTACACGCTGGGCCGTTGCCACAACCATGGCACCACACCTAAAAAAGCCCATCGAGCCGAAACGCTTGTTAACTTTTCCTTGGGAGGAGCGCGACTATATTAGTATAGAGGAGGCAGTTAAGTTATATTCGCATGTCTTTGATAAACTTACACCAGACGCGATAGCATGAGCGCCCCCATTAAAATAGCCTACAACATCCTCAGCAATTACTCAGCGCTCACGGCGTTAGTTAGCAGCAGGATCAACCCCCTTCGCATTCCGCAAGAGTCTGCATTTCCTGCGATCAGTTACAACCTTGTCAGCGTTATTGCATCGCCTACCAATACAAGCCACAGCCGTACAGATTTTGCCCGGGTGCAGGTTAATAGTTTTGGCACCACGTTTGCAAGCGCCACAGCTGTAGCGGAAAAGGTAAGGGATGCATTTGAGGCGGCAACATTGCCGGGCATATTTAATACAGTTAAATGCCAAACGATTGAATTTGATAGCGAGGTGCAATTAACCGACGACGAAGCGGGCTTTGCTGGCATCTATCAAATTTCTCAGGACTTTATAATTAACTATACTAGATAATGGCAAGGTCTTTAAACATAGTAATCGGCGCAGACATTGAGAAACTGCAGAAAGGTTTTAACGATGCCGTCAGTGTAGTTCAGTCGAGCGGCAAGAAGATGAGCGAGGCGGCCGCAGAAACCGCCAAAAGCATACAGGATAGGCTTGCGTCTATTGCCACCAAAAACCCAACAGCGGGAACTGTTCGGCAGTTGACAAACCTAGCCATGGAGGCCAGGGCTTTGGGTCCTGAGTTTGCCGGGGTTGCTAATCAAATTATACAGCAAGCAGGTAGAATTAAGGATTCTATTGGCGATGCACGAGCTGAGGTTGGATATTTTGCCAGTGACACTAGAAGGCTCGATGCTGTGCTAGGTGGGGTGCAAGCTATTGCAGGGGCGTTTAGTGCGGTACAAGGTGCGACCGCTTTGCTCGGAGTTGAAGACAAAGAGCTACAGCAGACAATGGCAAAACTGCAAGGTGCCATTGCTTTAGTTAATGGAGTGCAAGCAATTCAAAACGCCCTACAAGCAGAAAGCGCTTTTATGGTTGGATTGCAAACCGCAGCCACGAGAATACAAACATTCGTTTTAGGGCAGGCCACAGTTGCCGCTCGTGCTTATGCCGCCGCTTTGGTCGCCACTGGAGTAGGTGCTATTATTGTCGGGCTGTCTTTAATCGCTAGCGCATTAGAAGACAATGCAGACGCAGCAGAAAAAGCAGAAGAGGCACAAAAAAAATATGCCGATGAATTAGCAAAAAGCAATTCTCGAGCTGTTAAGTTTGTAGAAAGCCGTTTAAAACAGCAGGAAGAAATAGCAAAGAAAAAAGCACAACTTGCTGGCAAAACTGAAGCGGACATTTTAAAAATTGAAGAAGCTTATTTAAATAAAAGAATTGCAGCTTACAAGTCTATGCAAGAAGACGTAGGCGTTGAGTCTGAGCTATATGCTGAATTAGCAGAAAAACTACAACTTGCACAAGATGAATTAACTTTAAAAGGTTTAGATATTCAAATAGAGGCTGCCCAACAAATAAGAGCAGAAAGAAAAAAAGGTGCAGATCAAACCAAAAAAGAAAATGAAGAAATAGCCAAGAGCGCCGAAGAAACTGCAAAGGCAGAAGCTAGTTTTGTAGAATGGTTAGAAAAGAAAAGATACGAAGCTGGAGAAAAAGCAAAAAAGAAAGCCATTGAAGATGCTAAATTATTAACAGCGGCAAATCTACAAGCAGGAACGGCAAACACGCCCGTATATTTAGACGTAAAAATAAATCCCGTCAGTTATAGCGAAGCGGCAAAGGACATACAAAAAGCAACGCAAGCTTTAAACTCTGCTTTTGCTACATTGCAAGCAGATGCAGCCGCGTCGTTTGGTCAGTTCCTTGGTGATCTAGCAACAGGCGAAAAAGAGGCGGGCAAGAACTTCGGTAAAAACATGCTCGGCGCTATTGCTGCTTTCATGGATTCTTTGGGTAAGGCTTTAGTTGCTACAGCTTTGGCTTCCCAAGCTTTTCAAAAATTAGTTTTAACAAACCCAGCGGCGGCGGCGGCGGCTGGTATTGCTTTAATTGCAGGCGCAACCATTGTGCGCAATTCTTTAAAGCAAGGACCAGAGGTTAAAGCCTTCGCCGAGGGTGGTATTGTTAGCGGTCCGACGTTGGGCCTTGTTGGTGAATACCCGGGCGCAAGTTCTAACCCTGAAGTAATTGCACCACTTGATAAATTGAAGGGGATGCTAAACATGAATAACAACAACAGCGGGTTTATTGCAAGTACTACAATACAAGGCCGAGACTTAGCAATAGTTTTGGAAAGATATAATAAAGACGCACGCCGTGGCTAGAAAATACTTTGGTTCTTTTTATTCCGTGACAGGCAAACTGCATCGCGTTGAGATTTGGGACGGGCCAACAGGTACGACTCCAGAGATACAGGCAAGTCTTTACGCTGCCCGAGTGCAAGCCGCAGGGGGATATCAGGAGGGCGCAGGGTGTTTGCTTGAGAAATTGCAAGGTCTTAACGCCTCTATTGAGTTGACGCTTGGAGGCAATGGCTACGAAATAGAACGCGAAGGCCAAGGCGACACATTCTATCAAAATGCCATCCGACCTTCACGCTCCACATCTTTTTGGGTCATGCCATCCAATACTGTACTGGGCGAGTTTAAAGCCATAGCCACAACCTCAGAACAATTTTGGGCTGTGCTTATTTACCAAGATAATTCTTTGGTGCACGTGGGCCGAGTTCTTGCAGATCAAATGACATTCCAACGCGAAGCCATAGAAGCCAAGCCTGTTATTTCTTTGGGTGCTGTAGATGGTTTAGAATTGCTAAGCGGTTACAAGGTAGAATCTTCGTGGTTTACCGATGGCAAAATAACTATAGCACAGTTATTTCGTCGGTGCTTAGATGAGTTGGCGCTCAAAGATTATTGGGTTGTAGCGGGAACTGAAACAGATTATTTTAGAGACGCTGTTGCGCCGTTTTCTTTGGATGCTACACGCAAAGGCATTGACCTTTTGCAGGTTGATCTAAATACATTTGTCGACGATTACGACCAATTTAAAGATATTAAAGCCACCGACATTTCTGCTTTCCAATATGCGGAAAGTAATATGATGGATTGCAAGGCTGCACTAAAGCAAGTTTGTGAAATACTGCAGGCTAGATTTATGCTAGAGATTGGAAAGTATTGGCTTGTTTCTGCGACTGAATACCTAGATGCAACCGTTGCTTATCGCCAGTTTAATTACACGCTGCAATATATTGGAACCGGCACCTACACGCACGCTGTGCAACTTGGTAACGACACACGCCCGCAATGGATAGCCAAGCCATCACTAAGCTACCAGGCAGCTGCTAAGTACGTGCAGATTGACACAGAGCGAATGCTAGGTGCTACTGCATACAGAACATACGCAAACCAATCCGATACTTTTTTTGCCAAAACATTTACAGGGGTGCCAACTGGAACAACGCCAGACGAAGCACCTTTAAGAATCCGCTTTGCTGTTAAATTTGCACGGCATACATTTACCACATCTCCAACGGGACCAGAGGATAAATCGGATGTAGCAATTACAATTTATTTAAGGGATGGAGGCACTGGCTACCGGGTGTTAGATCTAAATACTTTGCTATGGGTTAGCGCTGCGTCTGCGCCTACTAGTACATTTATTGAAACGATTGCAAACGACTTTCAAAATAGTAACTGGACCAGCTTTGTTTTTGATAAACAAGTAAGCAGCCCGCCTGCAGGCTTTACAATTTTAGAGGTTAAAATAAACTGGGTTAAAGCCGTTAAACAGAAATATAATATATTCGGCGGCACGGGCGCATACAATGAATTTTTTAAACCATTTTGGGGATCTATTCAATTAGCCTTTGCGGACGCATCGCCCTACAAAAACCCCGATTTTACTTTTAACATAACTGAAACCTACACGCCCGACAACGCGAATGCCGTTAATTCTACGCCGATAATTTTAGAGCCAAAGTATTACAGCAGCTCTAGCAAATATGCCATCGGAAACATAGAGGCTTACAACTCAAGTAACCAGTGGGTAATTGCTGACGATTGGCGTGGTGGTTGGGATTCTGTGACACATGGCACGCCTACCGAAATGCTAGGCCAAGGCATTGCGGGATTGTACAAGGACTTTGTGCCATCAATACAGGGCACGTGGGCAGATGCAGGAACTTTGACGGCCATCAAATCACTCTACTTTGATAATTACAAATGGTTAATAAACGGCGCTGTTTATATTGCACGGTCCGAGCAATGGGCTGGCGAGTGGTTGGGATTGGTTCCAATATACACCGGGCTAACCTCATCAGGCGAAGGGCTTAAAGTTGGCACGGGTTTGAAGGATCGCGTCAATTATATGGACGATCAGATAGGCCGTTTAAATGATTCTGTACAGCGCACGCCTGCATTGGTATTGAATTATTTAGTGAACGATGCCGATGGTGCGCCCGCAACTACACCAACGCTTAACACACGTTACGAGGTTATGGTGCATTTTGACAATGCAGCACAGCAGATGTCTTGGCACCTCCAAGAGCATAACGCTTCTGTGGTTTACACGGCAGGCACCCACACAATTACAAACGGCTACGAACTTATTTTATGTAACAGCACGGACGGCAATGTAACTGTAAACCTACCAAACGCCACCGAGAGCAAGGGCAAAAAATACTATTTTAAAAAGACAGCGACTTCACATGTAGTA